TTTTTTTTCTTTTGACTTTTCGCCTTTCTCTTTTGGTTTACCACCTTCTTCCGGTTCCTCCTCATCATCCGGAGGGAGCGAAAACCGGGATGAGGCTCTTACGGGAATCTCGCCCGGTTTAGGTTTATCCACTCCGTATGTCGTATAAAAATACTCTTCACTTATCGGAATTAAATCCGTCAGCTTGGAGTCTATTAATATGCGTTGTTCCAGCGGAATTTCGCTCGACTGTGGATAGCTGAAATTACCCTTGTCAAGCTTGATTCCTGTAAGCTCCTGCAGTTTCGGTTTAATAATATAGTTAAGTGTTTGCTCTGCCTTAATCATATCAGATACCTTTAGCTCGTCTTCCGATTCCTTATGAGTTTGACTTTGACTCAGACTGCTACCATCTTCGGTGGTCATTGTGTTGCCAAGAAATATCTTGCTTAATTCACCGTTGCACGCCTCAATCAAATCTTTAAACACTTCACTCTTGCCACTTCCGTTATGGTCATGAAATGTAAGTCCGGTGTTTTTAGGAATAACAGCCCATCCTGCCGCACCCATGTTATCCAGTCCGTCTTCCAGCAGCTTGCGTGCAGAACCATCGTAGGGGTCGTATTCGCCAACACGGAAAGGTTGTCCGAATATTTCGGTAAACTGTGCCCACTGCCCAATGCCATTACGTTTTAAGATGACATATTGTGCGGCCACCATCAGCCGTCCGTAGCTTTTTGCTTTGCCGAACTCGATTAGGTAAGGGCTGTGTTTTTGATTGTCGCGGTAAAAAATGCCGACACTGTCGTTTACAGCAACAGGAATATTATCGCGGAAGGCTTTTCCGTTGATACTAATAGCAGGCATGGTATAGTAGTTCCAGCACAGCAGCCCTATTTCAGGCACTATATTGGCGCGGTTAAACAGTTCCACCTTGGTTATAATGCCGCCTTCCAATAAGAACTCACAGAGCGAGTGACCGTAGTTGTCGGCATCAAGGCTATAGTCCATCAGGTCTCTGAACCATGTGGTGTTGATGATGCCGTCCGTTACCTCTTCGTTAGGCTTGGTTTCACCGCTTGTGGATTTTTCGATGTAATGCACTCGTTTATTCAGTAATGACAGCTTGCGCTTTTCAATTACTGAAGCCAGGTGTCCGTCCAATATTATCTGGTCATATAGTTCATACAGCAGCCTCCTGCGCGGAAAGTTAGGGTCGCGAGCCTGGTCAACAGCCAGCTTCCACTTGGCAATATCGTTCACCGCCATGCGCACCGGGTTTACGGTAAGCTGATATACTGCCTGCCTCTCCGCCTGTTGGGTGTTTTTGTTGCTGTTTTTTGTATCGTTTTTCGCCATTTTTAAAATTCTTATTTTAAAGCCTGTTTAGCCGCTTATCTCGTTTTTGTGGCATCTACCTACCTCCAAAAGATTTTACCCCTCACTCTAAGGAGCTCTAAGGGCATTCTAAGGGGGTGTGGTCAGTAGTTGTTGCCAAGTTTCGGGTTTCCTCCAAATTTGATGTAATTCAAGCTGCCATCGGTGGGTGTTGGCAGCGTTGGCGGATTAATTAAACCTGCCTGCACATCCTGAAGCCATTCCTTTGCCTCCTGATAGCGCTCTTTACGGAACTCCGGTATTTTGCGCCAGTTAATGAGTTTGTGCAGATGGTACAACACAAGGTCGCACATATACATTTTAATTACCGGGTTGCGTGCTATGCCTGTGGCTGCAAAGATGGCTGCCACATCGTATCGTGCTGAAAGAAATCCCTTCACATACTCCTCCATATCTTCACAGGCGGCATCCAATTTGGTATCATCAAAGTCGGTAATGTCGTCTAATTTGTTTTGGCGCACATAGTTTAGCAAATCGTTTTTGTCTATAAAAGCCATAATTTATATGATGGTATAATTAGCTGTTAGAACTTCTGTTTTTTGTTTACGGTTGCCTGAATTATTGGCCACAGTTACTTCCATTTGAATTTGTTTTTGCTGCCACTTGTACTTTTTGGCGTACTTGTCCAGCATTTCGCTTGGATAGCTGCTGAGTAAGAATTTGCCTTTAACGGAAGTCAGCTTTTTTAACAGCATATCGTAATCTTCCCATGAGTAACCATCATAGTGTCCGCAGTGGCTGTTGACATAAGGTGGATCAACATAATGGAAGGTGTTTTCGCTGTCGCGTGTTTCAATAATTCGGAGTGCGTCCGTACATTCAATCTGCACGTCCTGCAAACGAATGGCGTACTCTTCGGTAAAGCTCTCGCGCTTATTCATTATTTTTTTGCTGGTGGTGCGCTTCTTTATATCGTAGCCCCATGTGCCATCAAGCATGGAGCTGAAGCTTTGCGTACTTAGCGTCCACACCGCCCATGCCTGTTTGACTTCATTAAACAAATGCGGAGCCTGATAAATGATTTTAGCGTCATCATGTGCCCTGCGGCTGTGCAGCGTTATACGCACTTCCTTTTCAAGAGAAGTAAAATCAGTTTGCGCAACTCTGTAAAATGTGATTAATGATTTGTTTGTGTCGTTAATCACCTCCACTTCTGACTTGGGCTTTGCAAAGAAAACCGCACCACCACCCACAAATGGTTCGGTGTAGGTAACGTGTTTAGGTATCATTGGCAGAATTTCGTTTACCAGCTTCTGCTTGCCTCCGTAATAAGTAATGGGTGTTTTCATGTTTAAAAATATTTAGCTGACTTGTTTCGCCTGCCGTAAGCGAAACCTCCTGCGCTTACTACAAGCTGATTTAATTCGTGTATTGCTCCTTCAAAGGCATCCAATCCGTCCTTCTTAACCTTTGAGTTGCCGGGACGGAAAAAGGTGTATTGCTGAATCCACTGCTTCAGGTGATGGTTTTGCCGCTCATCTTCGTTAACATGCACATCGCCTCTTTCAAAGTAACCTGCGGTTGCTATTATACGAGAATCTTTGTCGGGTTTTTTTCTTTTATCGCCACTCACAGGTACTGCATATCCTTTCTCTTTGGCAACGGCTGCAAAATCTTTATACAGTAAGGATTGTAAAAAAACCTCTTCCATTTTTAATGGAGCACTTCCGCCATTGCGCTTTACATAATCATCCATTGCATAGCACCAGCCAATCATTTCGTTGATGGTTGCCTGTCCGCAATAAACTTTTATGAGGTAATATTTTGCATTATGTAGTCCCACAAGCACGAGTGATTTGGTGTCGCTCGTTTTTGTTTTCATAAAACCGGGGTCAAGGTATTGAATGAGGTAGCGGAAGTCCGACAGTTTTGGCATTTTTCCGAATTGCAGCCACTCCTCCAGAAATATTTTGCCTTTGATTTGAGGGTTGTTGAAGTATTCGCGCTCGGACAGTACGCCCATTTTGTGAATCATGTAAACGGCATCGGTCATGGTTATTTTCTGATGCCATGTAACTTCGTAGCCGTTTTCGTAATAGCGAATAGAATCAGATAGCACGCGCTGTTTCTTTTCGTCCTTTTCTTTTCTCAGTTCGGCTTTCAGGCGTTTAATTTCCGCGTGGTTTACCTTCTCGGTTTTAGTTAGTAAATTGACAAGAAAAACTTTATCGCTCTGCGCCTGTGCACGGACGGCAAGGCTGTCTGGAGCAATAATGTTATTGGCAATAATAAACCTTTTGCGACCGGTTAAGCTGAATGTTCCATACAAACTACCGATTAGCCAGTTCCAGTCTTTGTCCAAGCGTTCGGCATTGAGTACCGCCTCGTCATCATCAATGTCATCACAAACAATAAAATCAGGACGTGCAGCATCTTTACGTGCAACGCGAGGAGATTGGCCTTTGCCCAAGCAAAGAAAGTTGCAACGGTCGTTTGTCGTAAACTCATTTTCCGTCCATGTGTATTTGCCCGTAAACTTTCCGAAGTCGTGAATCAATCGTGTGTTGCTTTCAAGGTTTATACGCAATGGCGTAATAAGTCGCACGGCATTTCCTTCTGTGCTACTGCACATAATCATATTTTCCAGATCACCGTTCACCATCAGGAAAACGGGCAGCAGTAAATCACACAGGATGCTTTTAGCATGGTCGCGTGCTGCGTTAACGGAAGTGAACGTTACATCATTGTCTATAATGTGGTTGGCGATTTTCAAATGAAAATCGCCAAAGGGTGCGGATGCATAACGAGGAAAGTAGTATTGACAAAATTTTACAAAATCTTTTTTCAGAGCTTTCACGCGCTTTTCTTTGTCATAAGCTGTTTCAGTTAAGTCAACAGGCGTGCTGCTTATTAACTGCTCGCGATACTCTTCCCATGATTTGAGCGCATCTTTATCGGTAAACGTGGTTCTCATTTACGCAGTAGTGTATTTAAGAATCCGTCAAACATTAAACCAACTTCTTTTCCAATAGCAAAGTCAATAGTTTTGCAATAGTCTATGAATCTGATGCCGCAGCTTATCATGTCGCTGATGCCAAGTTCCACTTCCATATTCTTCATCGTAGTAGAGAGCTTTGCCAACTGATCACTTTCTTTTGATGTGGCAAATCTTTCTTTTTGGTCGCGTTCGAGAATCTGCTCCTGAATGTTGTTGATCTGCATCAGCAGCATGTGAATTTGATTTTCTCTCGTGCTCGTGTAAGAGGCTCTTCGGTCTTTCCAGCCATACTTCTTAACCCAGTCGCCCATAGTTTTATCGGTAATACCCACTAATGTGGCAACCTCTTTCTGCAGGTAATTGCCGGAGGTGTACAGTTTTTCCGCTAAAATACGCTTGGAGTCATTGCTCCGTCTTCCGCTCATGTTGCAAAGGTGAATCAATAGCTGCCTGTATAAAAATTTCGTTTAGACCATTTGTCGGAAATCAACAAACCGTGTGCCTATAATAGGTTCATGGTGTTAAAATGATTTGGTAAAGGATAAACGCCACTGCACTTTTGCCCGGCAATGTTAAAAGAAAAAGGACAAATTATACTCAGCGATGAGCGCATGAATACCTACGGATGTGTGGTGGTTACAAGCGGCATAGATACTGATGATTTTTTACGTAATCCGGTATTGCTCTTAAATCATAATCCTGATATTTTGCTTGGCAGCATTGAAAATTTGCAGATGCAGGACGGCAAGTTGATAGGCACGCCTGTGTTTGATGACGATGATGCGGAAGCGACAAAATGGGCAGGTAAATGGTCACGTGGTTTTTTGAAAGCGGCAAGCGTGCATTTGGATATTAACGAAACGCAGCTAATAAATGATGCGGTTCATATTACTAAGTCAACACTGTGCGAAGTTTCTCTAACCCCAATCCCCGGTAACAAGAATGCGCTTCGCTTAACACGCGAAGGCAAGGAGATTTCACAGGATGAAATCAAACTCATGCTTAACAGTAATTCAAAACAAACTATAATGAACAAACTTCAGCTAATGGCTAAGTCGCTCGGACTGGCTTTAACGGTAACGGAAGACGAGGTGCTTTCCAAAATAGAAGCTCTTGTTGAGAGCGAAAAAGCGAAAGCCGATGAAATAAGCAAACTGAAACTTTCCGTCAAAGAAAAAGAAGATGCGGAAGCTGCGGCTTTTGATAAAAAGTGCATTCAGCTTGTGGACGATGCGGCAGCTGCCGGAAAAATCGGCAAAGACAAAGACACGAAAGATACGTATGTACGTTTCGCGAAAGTTGATTTTGATGGCACCAAAAAAATGCTTGACAGTGTTGCCGAGCGTATGCCTTTGAGCCAGCGTGTGAACAACGAAAGCGGCAATGCTGCTCCGGCTGACCGCGCAGGATGGTCGTTTCGCGATTGGGAGAAAAAGGATTCGCGTGGCCTTCGTCTGATGAAAAAGGA